GTATCTGCATAAAATGAACCCTTGTACATTCTATTAAACTGCCACGAATTAATGCCACCCTTACCTTGTAATTCACAATGAGGTGCAAACATCTTGGTACCAACGGCAATACTGTCACCCACAATTAAGCATTCTAACATTCCTTTCTTTCCTTCAATGATAAATTTGTAACATAAACTGAACCATCTTTCATTTGATAGTCTAGTTTATCACCCACTTTCCAACCAAGTTCTTCCATCAGTTCTTCTGGCAATTCTACAATAGCATCACCATTATCACAGATTTCTAAAACTTTACTATTATACCTTTTTGACATTGATATTACACTTCTCTAAGAAATCAATACCATCGGTTGAACGATAGGTATTGCGATAGTAAACGGAATTAATTCCGGCCTGGTGAATAATCTTTGCACAGTCCAAACAAGGTGCATGAGTCACAAACAATGCAGCACCATCACTTGAGTTGGTGCTGCGAGCAATCTTTGCAATTGCATTTGTCTCAGCGTGGAGGGTTTCTGGCCTAGTTCGTAATCGGTACATAGTAGTACCATCTTCATCTGTTTGGTCAAAATCCCAACTCACAAACTCACCAGTATTATTGGCCAGAGTCATATATTCTTTATACTCACAATCATTTGTCCATCCTGATGGCATACCATTGTAACCAATACCAATGATTGTGTTATCTTTTACAACAACACAACCAACTTGGAGGCGTTTAGCTGAGGACAACTGAGCATAGACCTCAGCTGCCTTCATGTGTGCATCAATAAATTTCTGCTTCATAATAAAACCCATTATTAAATTATATAAATAAGGTGCTAGTCACGATGCGTCAACATCTACTAGCTCTATGTCAAATCATAACACAAGGACACAGCCATGTCAAATATATATAGATTTTCACCAACATTTTTGTATATAAAACAACACAAAATTACAGGTAAACTTTACTTCGGTAAAACTATAAAAGATCCAGAAAGTTATGCTGGATCCGGTAAACATTGGCTATCTCACATTAAAAAACACGGTAAAGATCAAGTAGAAACTCTTTGGTATTGTTTATACACAAATGAAAAATTAATTAAAGAAGCCGCAATATCTTTTTCTAAATTATGGAATATTGTAGAATCTGATGATTGGTTAAATTTAATTGAAGAAGATGGTTTAAGTGGAGGTGACACATCGAAAACAAAAAAATATCAAGAATATATCCTATCTGAAAACAAAATATTAAAAAAACACAAATGGTGGAATGATGGTAAACAACAAGTTTTCTCACAGAAACCACCAAATGATAATTTTGTTCGTGGTAGATTACCTTTCAATAACATTGGCGCACAACTTGGCGCCAATATACAAAAAGAAAAACATTGGATCACAAACGATAAAAATGAATTTATGGTAGAAAAAACATTAAATATTCCAATGGGTTATCATAAAGGTAGATTAAAAACGAAAGCCTTCAATAATTACAATAGGTCAACAAAAAAGGGTGTTAAGTGGTGGAATAATGGAACACAGGAAATAATGTGTTTCGATCCACCAGATATTTCATTCAAGTTGGGAAGAATCAACCCAACCATCACCTAAAGTAATACTACCATCATCGTTCAAATCATAGGATAATAATTTGAATCTATCTGCTAGCTCTTCATAACCAATATATCCCCTCGGATTCGCCAGAATCTTTGTATTACCAATATCATAACAAAATTTATTATGTGAATGTCCGTGATGCCAAACTTTGATTTGTGGATTATCCAAAATGAATTGTGATAAATCAGAACTATATCCACCATTCATCAATGTTTCGTTTTGGTATCTTGGATGTGTAGAAAGTTTTGATGGTGCATGGTGACCAACAACAACAAACTTTTGATTGTCTTTACCTCTAACAACATGATGAATATAGTCAACCATTTTTTTATGGTCTTCCACAGCATCTTGAGGAGAAAACTTAGCCGTTCGCTCATGGAATTGACCATCAGCATCACGGAAAGAAACTTTCTTATTGCTATTTTTCACACAACGAAAATCATTCATCATGGTGCCGATAGCATTGAGTGTCATTGGATCACTTTCATTCATATCAGTCCACAAAGTTCCACCGATGAAGGTAACACCTTCAAGTGTGACCGTCTCTTTATCTAAGATGTATAAGTTTTGGAGATAATGAAGATTGTATTTCAAATCTCTAAGTGTATCTCTGAAGTCACCGTGATAGTGTTCGTGGTTACCAACAATGTAGATAACGTACTTGAATTCATCAGAGCAATTTTTAAAGAAATCGTGAATTGCTTCCGACTTGCTCATTGGCGAACCAAGTTCCAACAAGTCTTTAGCAACACAGATATCTCCTGAAAGAATCAGAACATCAGCATTGTCTTTATTGGTTAAAATTAAGCCACCAAACTCAAGGTGCAAATCGGAACAAACTGCAATTTTCATAATATATCCTCACAATACTACCATTATATCATAGTGGTATAACAAATGCGGCAATCATTCAATGACGTTGAAGGCTGCCTTATTAACTAAAAATGTCCTTGATGGATTATCTTCTGAAAATACCTTGATAAACACTTTCTCTTCAACTAATGAAGTTTCATTGATATTATGGCAATAAACGATATCGCCTGTGTAGATGTTTTTTAGTTTCGTAGGTTTCATAATAAAAATCCATATTAATACATTTGTTCCGGTTTCTTACCAATATTATATTTGGTAACCAGTTCCCATTCATTCTTTTCTTTGAAAGATATAATCTTAATTTGATGTAACGGTGCAATGTTATCAATCATAATTTTTGGATTTAAAATAGTTACCAAACCCCATTCTTCCAATAACTTTGCAATAGCGTTACGTCTTTGTATATCATTCTCAGATATGTTTGATGGTTTACCATCTAATGCAAACAATTCTTTGAAATGAACGATATAGTATTGTCCCTGTTTATGTAAAATATGACAAGATTGATACAACACTTTTTCTTTCCGTGACGATACACCAATTCGTGTTAGGGTTTCACGAACCTTCAAAAAATCATCCTGCTCATTGAGTGTTACCTCAACAAACTGTTTTAAATCTACCATGATGCTTATCCACCTGTATCGGTTTTTTCTTTTAATAGTTGGATTTGTTCATCACTTAGTAGGCGTAAAGCTTCAATAGCTTTGGAATCTGACAGGCCATAGGCCAACTTGACACATTCTATATCTTCACTTTTTTCAGACTTAACCCACTTTGCGAAAGGTCTTTTCCTAGACCTAATCGTATTTAGTAGGAAATCATTTTGAAGTTTTTTATCTAGGAAATGTCTCCGGTTCACCTCATTGGCATACATTATACAGTCGGAATGATAAGATAACGACCGATTAACAATGAAAGGAATATAGTCCTTCTCTGTCAATTCATCAACAATAATCTGTTTCTTGTTTTGAAGAATAGCATTTACATAGTCAAATGGGTTGCTCATGCCAAATACCTCATAAAACCAAAAATGTCAATAGAAGCTAACAAGAAGTAGTTGACAAGCATACCAAATGATTTGCGAGTCCATGCAGCCCAAGCGTACATAATACAACCAGATATCCATAAAGGATAAAGAATATAAAATGCGGGGTCTTTGACGGTGATTGCCAGGATGATTGAGCAAGATATGCTAAAAATCCAAGCAACACACTCGACACAAAACCGGAATGGATGAGAGTTGAAATCATTTTTGATCCAATTTAACCAGTTCATTTAAACTCACACCCAACCATCAACTCAGTTAAACAGGCGACTGTATTGATTTCTTGGTCAGCAACGAATGCTTGCTTGTACTGATAGTCAGCAAGAATAATTACCGCTTGTGGAATACTTTGTGGCTTTAAAACATCATATAGATTATCATAAATTTTACGGAAGAATGTTGTTGCATCAATATCATTACTTGCAACCCACTTACGAATAGCACCAAAGTCTTTCTCTTTGATGTATTTGATAATATCACCTATTGATACTTCCACTATATGTGCAAGAATACCACTATCAATTTTACCAAACTGTGAGTACCGTTGCAACTCATTAATCACACGGCGAAAGTCTGGAAAATGTTTCTTGACCAATTCAACAACAACCTTGTCCTCATAGTCAACTTTTTCACTTCGCAAAACCGATTGGATTCTCTTAAAGAACTGAGTAGCCATCTGTGCCTTCTCATTGTTCTTTAGTGCAAAGTCAATAACTGCACAACGACTGTGCAATGGGTCAATGATACGATTCTTAAAGTTACAAGTAAAAATGAACGAGCAGTTACCAGCAAACTCTTCAATAGCATTACGCAAAGCAGGTTGCGTTGAATTTGGATTCAAGTAGTCAGCCTCATCAATGATGATGACCTTACGACCACCAGCAAGAGACATAGACGATGCAAAGTTTTTAATCTTTACACGAAATGTATCAATACCTGATT